GCTGTCCTATTCAACGCGGCGGCGGGGCAGACCAGCGGCGCCGTTTTTGTTCCGGAAATCGATTACGGCGAGGAGCGTAACCTGGGCGGCGTGTCGCTGTCCGACAGCGGCGTTGAAGTCCCGCAGATTACCGTCGATAGCCTGAACTTGCCCCGCTGTGATTTCATGAAGATCGATGTCGAGGGGTACGAGCGCAACGTACTGGAAGGGGCGGCGCGCACGCTGGAAATGCAACGCCCAATCCTCTATGTCGAGAATGACCGCGTGGAGAAATCGCACGATCTGATAGCGTTGATCATGGAACGCGGTTACGATCTATGGTGGCACACGCCGCCCCTGTTCAACCCGGACAACTTTGCCGGGCGGTCGGAAAATCTGTGGCCGGGTCTTGTGTCCGTGAATATGCTTTGTATTCCGAAAGGCTTTACCGTGGACCTCCGAGGGTTTCAGGAGGTCGAGGGGCCTGACGATCTGTTGGAGTTTATGCGATGAACGAAATCACGATGTGCGGATGCATTGGCCCGCAAAACGGAGACCCCGTTTGCCCTTGCCGAATGAAAAACGTGCGGGTGGAAAACGGACGGTATATCGAGATTCACGACTTGGGACCGGCTGAACCGGAAGCCCAGGAAGCCGTTAAGCGCGCGATCCGTATGCTGGACTGGAGAAAACGCGGTATTCGGTTTGGCGACGACATAGCGTTTGGGGAGGCAATGGTGGAGAAACCGCGCACAACGTTGACGGGTGGCAGGGAGGTGTATCCCCAAGGGCTTTACCGTGAACCTCCGGGGGTTTCAGGAGGTCGAGGGACCTGACGATTTGCTGGAGTTTATGCGTTAACTCAAGAGGAGAGCAACATGGCTATTTCTAAAGATAAGATTTCTAGCCCCATGCCCAAGTTGGGGCAGACGGTGAGTCAGGCGTCGCCTACCGCACCGGTCAGGATTGAGAAAACCAAGCCGAAATCTAAGCCGAAAAAGAAGTAAAATAAAAGGGGCCGGATGATTTGTTGGAGTTTATGCGATGACGCCAATTCATTTTGTCGGGCAAACGCAGGTGCTGGGCGAGCCCCCGAACTGGGATAACCATTTGGGGGCGTGCGAAGGTCTTCCGGTGCTTAAACTCAACGAAAGCGTGTTTCGCTCGTTTTGGAAACCCACTTGGGCGGAACGGTTTCGTATTCTGTTCGGGCAGAAAGTGAGCTTGGATGCCGTGGGCAGGCACCCACCTGTTTGGGTGAGCGTAGCGCAAGTTAAAGAAAGACGGTAAGCCATGGACGACTTTTCGCAAGCGCCGCAGTCTATTTCCGAGCTACGCGCCAGCCGGTCGGAGAGTGCCAAGGATTGGACCGCGAGAGACGCGCTGATCGCAACGCTGCGCGACATCGACAGCGGCAAGATCGAAGATGTCGGGCCGCTCGTCATCGTGTATCGGCGTAAATGCGAGGACGGAAAAGCCCTCGGTTATAGCGTGTCGTCCAGCGACTCCATAACCACGCTGGGGCTAGTCACCCGGTTTATTCACGAATACAACGAGACGCTATGAACGGCAAAGACGCAGCGCAGAAGTTCCGCGAAATGGCGGATCGCATCGAACGTAACGCTGAGGAATTTGCCGGCGGCTTTTTGCTTATTCCGCCTGATGTTGAAGGAATGCCCGGCGAGCCGGTAGATGGTCTACTCGTGACCACCAAGCCGGCCATCGCGTCTTTCTGGGCAGCGGCGCAAGGGCAGGTGGATCTTGCGGTAGCGACATTGCAGGACGGGATGCGGCAAGCGGGGCGTCGATAATGCCTAGAGACGATCTTACCCAAGATGAAATAAAGAGCCTGTTGTCGTACGATCCGGAATCCGGTCTTTTTGTATGGAAAAAGAGCTACCATACGAGCCGGATCGGGCAGATAGCGGGGCACGTGGACGGCGAAGGGTATATCCGAATTGGGATTTCGGCTAAAGCGTATGTCGCGCACCGACTGGCGTGGGTGTACATGACCGGAAGATGGCCTGAGGCGGAGATCGACCACATCAACGCTGTAAAAGCGGATAACCGCTGGGCTAATCTCCGCGAAGCGAGCCGCTGGGAAAACAGTGGAAATACCCCAACGGCTAAAAACAATTCTTCAGGGTTCAAGGGCATATATTGGCACTCTGGGCGACAAAAATGGTATGCCGCAATCCGGTATTACAAGAAGAAAATCCATCTGGGGAGTTTCGACACTGTTCAAGATGCCGCTAACGCATACGCCAAAGCATCGCATGAACTGTACGGAAGATTTGCGAGGACAGAGTGACCGCTGTTCATACTAAAAACTACCTTGAGGAAACTGGGGAACGTTGGTCTGCTAACAAGGCCAAGGCGTACAAGGATACTTTCCTTGAGTTTTTGAGCTACTGTAAAATTCCGTCCAAGGAAAAAGGTGTCATTACACTCGGCGGCGAACTTTACCCGGCCCAGGAGCGGGTTCTTGATGCCATTTTCGACGGACTTCAGCGCGGAATTCATGACGTAAAGGTCGGCAAGGGTCGCCAGCAAGGGATCTCCACGCTGTGCCGGCCTTTTTCCACAATGTGGGCGGCGTTGCATCCGGGCACACGCGGCGCGCTTATTCTCGACACGGCACAGCACATGGAAGAGGCGCGCCGAGAAGTCGAATTCATCATTAGCAGCTTGCCGGCGAAGCTGAAGTTCCCGGCCTTTAAGACGAATAGGTATGGCGGGCGGTTCGAAGGTATCGGATCGTCGCTTACCTTTCTGTCCGCAGGTGTCAAACGCACCGAAGCCGGCGGCGCGCTAGGACGCGGGCAGGGGCTCACGATGATTCATGCCTCGGAAATAGGCACGTGGAGTAACCCCGAAGGCGTTTCGTCGCTTCGCAAGTCTCTAGCAATTAAAAATCCAGACCGGCTATTCCTTTGGGAAAGCACCGGGAGAAATGTCGGGTCTGATTGGTGGAAAATTTGGGAAAAAGCGGTCGCCAACGACCTTGAGGAACTTACCGTGTTCTGTGGTTGGTACCTTGTGCCAACACATAGACTTGAAAAAGGCACTCCGTTATTTGAACGGTTCGGCACCGCTCCTTTGACCGAAGACGAGCAACGCAAGGTCGAAGAAGTCGAGGAGCGTTATGGTTGGAAAATCGATCAAGAACAGATCGCGTGGATTAGGAAAGAAACCAATCCGTTTGCTTACGGGATCGACGCCGACGAAGAAGAAAGTGATGAGCTTCTAGACGAATACCAGTCCCGAGAGCATCCGTGGGTCGAAGAAGAAATGTTCACGATGTCGGGGAGCACGTTTTTCCCGGCAGAAAGACTTACTGAAATCGTCAAGACCACAGTCAGCGATAATTACAAGCCCTGGCAGTTCTATACAGGAAGTGAATTCCTATATATGAGTATTGTCGAGGCGAAAACCCGGCGTGAAACCCAGCTTCGCGTCTGGGAGGAACCCCAACCAGAAGGGGTTTATGTTGTTGCGGCGGACCCGGCCTACGGTGCGTCGGAAAACAATGATCGCAGCGCTATTCAAGTGCTGCGCTGTTATGCCGATAAGATTGAACAGGTCGCGGAATTCGCCGCCACCATGATTCAGCCTTTCCAATTCGCTTGGATATGTGCTGCGTTGGTTGGGCAGTACTCGAACACTAAACTGAAAGCGTCGGCGCGCTTCATTTTGGAGATCAACGGCCCCGGCGTCGCCGTGTGGCAAGAGTATTCCGGGCTCAAAAAGCTGTTGACGCAGGGGTATTTGCGTCGCGATGACGAGGAAGGGCTGAAGAATTTCTTCAACAATGCCAAAAACTATTTGTATTCCCGCCCCGACGCTGTGGTGCCGGGGCAAGGGAGTTTTCATCACAAGACCACGCATATGAACAAAATTCCAATGATGGAACGCGCCAGGGACTTCGTTACCAACGGGGTCTTGATCCTGCGTTCGCGGGAACTGATCGAGGAAATGCGCACGGTAACCCGTGAAGGCGACAGCATCGAGGCTGTCGGCACCGATCACGACGACCGCGTCCTGTCCCTGGCGATGGGGGTGCTGTGCTGGGAGCAACACGAACGCCGGGGCTTGATCAACGCAGGCCGTACCCGTGACTTCGAGATTGCCAAACATCGGCTATCAGTGCAGGATCAATTTCAACTTCTTTCGAAATACAAGCTTAATCAGTATTTCACGACAAAAGAGGCTGCGAGGCGGCAAGCGCAAGCTGAAGCGCGGCGTCTGCAATGGAAGGGAAGACGATGAGCAATCCGATCACCACTCTGCCTGAAGAAGGCGTTTTCGTTTCGGTCACCGATAACGGGACTACGGTAACCGCCGCGTATTGGAACGGCCACTGGCGCGATGTGCTCGCGGATGGCGGCTGGCTGGATTTCTCGGAATCCGCCACTTGGGACGAGATCGGTGCTGCTCCGGTGAAGAAGGGCAAGGCCTCGCCTGCCCCCGCAACGGAACAGCCGTAATGCCGGTAATGCGGACCTACCAATGCCCCGATTGCGACGGCACGTTCGATCATCTCCACATGAGGTCTACGGACGAGCCGCCCAATTTCTGTCCGCTGTGTGGGTCCAGCATGACGGACGTGGAGCCGCAGCCCGCCCGCGTCAACCTCGCCACCAACACCGGTAAATCGGGGGATCAAGTTTACCGTGCTATGGAAGACGGTTCAGCGCAGCGGGCCGAGATGGCGGCGCAACACCTCGGCGTGGACGCTTCCGAAATGTCCGCCATGAAGATCACCAATATGCAGGACAATATGCGCGAGGGCGACACGGCGGCGGTGACGCAAGCCACGCCCGTAAGCCAGATGATGCAGCAGACGCAAGGCATCACCGGCTTGCAGTCGGCAGATGCCGCGTCTTCTTACGCCGCGTCGGCCCATACCGGGGCTTACGCTCATGCGGGCGATGCCGCCCGGCAAGGCATTACGCAAATGCATCAGCAACGGGCGCACCAGATCGTTAAGGCCGGGGAGATGGGGCGGCACGCATGATCCTCCCGAGCAACAAGAAAGACCTGATTGCCAAAGCGGTAGAGATCAAGGAGACGTGCCGGGTGTCGGCGGCTCAGCGCGCCGCCCTGGCGCGCACTCAGAACCTTTGGATTCAGACCGGCAGGGCGACCGGCGAGCGGGCGCTGGTCAACAAGCTGTACGCGCATAACGAAAAGCTAGCGGCGCATCTGTTCAGCCCGGCAGAACTCCGTTTCGCGCTCGATTTCGAGGCGTACTATCCCGAAAACGTGCTTCACATGGCCGAAACTGTCGGGCGCACTCTTACGCGAGAGTGGGAGCGGAAGGACATGGACATGCTGTTCGGGGCCGGGGTGCGCGCCTCCCTCGATTACGGCGCGTGCTTGTTCAAGCAGATGTGGGGGCACAACGGCGTAGACGCTCGGCTGGTGATGCCATGGAATTTCGGGGTGTACCGCGAGGACATCGCTAATATCGAGGACCAAGAGGCGCTGTGCGAAAGCGGCTTGATGACGCTGCAAGAAGTGTGGCGGCGTATCAGCCACCTCCCCAACGCCGAACAGCTTTATGTCCGCATCCGGGCGCATGCCAGAAAGGAATCCAATGACGATGCGGGCGTGAGCTTCTTTCATCAGGTGCTGAGTACGTCCATTTTGCAAACGGACCTCGCCAACGTCCGTCAGCAGCCGGGCGGTATCGTGCAGTTGAGCGGCGATCCTTCGATGGCGCTGCTGGGGCCGGAGATCGGCGCAGACTTGGTGCCGTTTCACGAGATGTGGGTCAAGGATGACGACCGGGGCGACTGCACCACCCTCCTTTTGATTGAACCTGACATCCTCCTAGCGCCGATGTTCAAGCGCGAAAACCAGTTTGCGCCGAAAACGCAGCCCTACAGCCTGATCCAGGCCAACAACGTACCCGGCTATTTCTGGGGCCGGTCTGAGATCGTCGATCTGATGGAGCCCCAGAACCTTCTCGCTACGTGGCTGGATGACGTTAAGCGCGTGATGGGGCTTCAGTACGATAAGATCCTCGCTTTCGCCGGGGGCGAGACGATTACGGATGAGGCTTACGATAATTTCCGTTCCGCCGGGTACGCCAATCTCGGGCCGGGCGGCTCCGTTACCGATCTGACGCCGAGTTTGCCGTCTGAAGCGTTCCAGGCGCTGGAATATCTCAATCGTGAGATGGATGAAATCAGCGGCTTTGGCCCGATCATGAA